TGATGAGATTGGTTTGGGTATCGCTGGTGGACAGTTTATATTCCCAAGAGAAGTCATTCGTAATTTCGGTGAGTTCTTTAGAGTCAAAGGTTCGTTATTCTCTGCAGAAGGATTCTTCCGCGCATTTTTTAATGAGCAGGTTGAAATACTATACCCAAAAGATAGATTGCTAATTATCGGTGAGAGACCTATTGGCCCAGACGATGATTATTTGATTCAGGATGGAGCGATATATCAAATATTTTCTGTTCTCATTAAATCACCAATATCATTTAATACTTGGGGAGATTTGTATAGAAAATTTGTGCATCCTGCAGGATTTCATCTTGCAGCTGAAGTTGAAGTTGTAGGGAGCGTTGGTGTACCAATCACTACAACTCAATCTATTACTGATCCAGAACCAAATGAATTGAACATTCAAACAACTGTACAGGCGAACCTCGGACTTGCTGCTGAGGGAGAAGCGACATTGCTTATCGATCAGGATTCTACACATATCCCGAATCTGTATGGTTTCTTGGCAAGGATGAATCCATACGACACATTGGCAAGTTTGGATTCAGATGTCGGACCAGGAGCAAGTCTCTCAGACCTAGAAAGATTTGCAAGTGATCTAAATGAACTTGGCGGTTATCGTCAAACTATGGATGATTCGAGTAATTCTGTTCACTCTGCACTTCGTTACAGCAATACAAATGCGACGTTCGATCAAAGAGTTTACATTTATTATAACGAAGGTTATATTGCCAGAGGTTATGTACAAAAAGGTTATGTAGGAATTGGTCTTCCAAAATAATTGTTAAGCATCGTTGAAAAATGATATAAATAATGGTATTAAATTTAGGTAGGAAATAATGGCAAGAAAAATTATCAGTACAGGCACTGTAGGAAATGATGGCACAGGTGATGATCTTCGCACTGGTGGGCAGAAGATCAATGATAATTTCCAAGAATTGTATTCAATAATCACAGGTCTGCAAATAGGGACGGGTGGTGCGAACACTCTTGCCGGAGTTGGTTTCTCTAACGGTGGTCTCATGTTTGATGGCGCCACTCAAGATTCTTTTCAGACCAATACAATTATTAATGCTGTTGATCCTACTGGCACTAACATAATTTCTGCACCAGATTCATCTGGTATCATGGCGTTAATGAGCGATGTAAGAATAGCAAGAGATAGTGCTATTGCTTCTGTACTTGCCACAATAGATTCTGATTATGTTGCTGCTAGACAACAAGTTTATCTTGACTCAGCACTTGCTGCTCTAGAATTTTTGGATTCTTCAGAAGCGCAAGATATTGTAGATTCTAATTTCTTAAATGCTTCCTCTAACATTATTCCCATAGACAGCTCTTTTGAATTGGGTAGTTCCTCAATTCGTTGGGGCAAAGCGTACATCGGAGAAGGTGGCATAAACTTATCGGGTGATATTGTTACAGACAGTGCAAGAATTACTGGCGTACATTCATTAAGTATACAAGGTCTAACAATCGATAAAGTCGGAAATCTACTTAGAGTAGAAGACAGTGCGGGAACCTATAGAACTCTTGGTAATGTAGATTCTGGTGTTGTACAATCTATTATCGATAATAACCCAGCAGGTTCTGTTGCTAACTTCCAAATGAATCTGAATCCTGCAGGAACGAAATTTACTGTAGATGGTGATGGTGTTCCCCTTGACAGTGATAATGCATTGGTATCTGCAGAAAATCCTCAACTCACAATGTATAGAGGATTAAAGTATCGACTCATTGCTGGTACTGAGCAATTCTTCATCAAGAGAACCGATGATACCCTATATGATTCGGGTAGATATTTAAATGGTGCAAACGGTGATTCGGATATTATTTTCGAAGTTCCATTCGATGCCCCAGGAATTATAAAATATGTTGGAAAGTTCACAAACACTGCTGAGGGTTTCATTCGTGTTATCGGTCTAACCACTCTAGAAGAACTGGTTTTAGCAGGTGCGATTATTGATGGTGATAATACTGCGGCGAATGGTGGTGTCCGGATCGATAATGGTCAAATTGATATTAAAAATGATGGAACTGCATCCTTCATCAATTTCTATTCAGAAAACACTAATGCCAACTTTGTAAAACTACAATCAAATGTTGGTTCTCAGTATAGTGGTAATGCTACAGTTACATTACCTACAAGCACAGGAACTCTTGCACTCACGTCAGATCTTGCTTCTTCAAATGATAGTGACTTTGCAAATGTAAATCAAAATTTTGTTCCACTATACGATAGTGTGTATGATCTTGGTAGTCCTACGAAAAAATGGAGAGATTTATATTTAAGTGGTAAATCATTGCATTTGGGTGATGCTACAATTACTAACGATGGTTCTAATCTTCAGTTTGGTCGCCCGATCGAAGCACAAATTGTTTTGAATAATTCTCTGGATGTTAAAACTAATGTTATTCAATCTTCAACAAGTGATTTGAGATTAAGACCTGCAGGTTCAAGAGCAATTAGATTACAAACAACAGATGGTCCAGATTTGTTGGGTATAACCACAGGTGGTTATGTTTATGTTGGGGATTCAGCAGCGACGCAAGGTTGGTTCCATGTAGGTAGTAACACTACTACACAAAGAAACACTTCTTCTGCAATTGCTGGTGCTATTCATTACAATGAAACTGATAATAAATTTGAATTAAAAGATAATAGTGGTTGGTTCCAATTAGAAAATAATCAACTAGCAAATATTCAGGACAGTGGAACTGGCGTGACAGCAACTTCTGCTCACATTACGAGTGTGTTGCAACTAACACCTCTTTCTGCACAACCTCAAGAGACTGTAGGAACTGTAGCAGTAGCAGATAAAACAAACTGGAACCCTGCCTCAAAACCAGCAATAGTTGTCAACGGTGTAACGGTTGATAGTGCTTATCCTGTGTTTTACGATGGTCACAACTGGAACGCATTATACTAAGGAAATAAAAAATGCCAGCGATTGTAACAGATATATTGAAACGACAAATTGCTCGAGACTTCTTCGATCAATTTACTAACCAGACTGCCAATTATTATATTGGCATCGGTAGGTCAGAGCAATGGGATAGTTCAGATACAGTTCCTACACCTGTAAATACTCCTGCCGAAATTGAAAAACTACAATTCGGTTTACAGGGTGTGAAAAAAGTTACAGGAACTTCTCTGGTCGTTCCTCGTAATAACTGGTCAAATGGTCAGATTTATTCACAGTATGATGATTTGCAGGTAGGATACCCATCAAACCCATATTATGTAAAAACCGATAACAACCAAGTTTACATTTGTCTCGAGACTGGCAGAGACGACAACGGTATTGCGAATCCATCCACTGTAGAACCTACTGGTTCGAATAACGACTCGTTTAGAACTTCTGATGGTTATGTGTGGAAGTTTCTTTATACAATCAGTGCGCAAAATGCAAATGACTTTATGTCATCTAATTTCCAACCTGTACAAAGGCAAGCAACGACAGACTCTAACTCATCTGGCATTCAATTGAAACAAGAGGAAGTTCAAGATGCGGCAATTGGTGGGCAAATATTATCTATTATCGTAACCGACAATGGCGCAGGTTATACATCAAATCCTACAGTTACAATCGGCGGAACAGGTAGTGGCGCGAGAGCAACTGCATTTATCGACTCTGCTACAGGAACTCTTGCTAAAATTCAAATATCGGATAGTGGAACTTCGCTTGTTCACGGATCGGGATATACAAGAACACTAGTAACATTATCCGGAGGTGGCGGAACAACTCAAGCAACAGCACGTGCTGTTCTTGGACCGGACTCTGGTATCGGCAGAGATGCTCGTATCGATTTGAAAGCATCTGGCATTATGTTCTTTACGAAACTTGAAGGAACTGATAGTGACTTGATTGTAGATCAAGACTTTAGACAAGTTTCTTTGATTAAGAATCCAAAGACTCCTGTTGGTTCTCTATTTACAGATACTACAGGAAACGCATTATATAGAATGGAGTTATCGAATATTATCACTTCATTCACTAAAGATAAAATTATTCAAGGGCAAACAACTCTTGCAAAGGCATATGTTGATGAAATTGATTCTAATGCAATTTATTATCATCAGACGGCATTTACAGGTTTCTTAGCATTCCAAAATGGTGAAGTTGTAGAAGAAACAAATGGTGCTGGTGAAGGTATTATCGATTCTGCTAAATTGGATCCAGAGGTAGATCCTGTTTCTGGTGATGTACTATATATTGATAACAGAGCTCCTGTACTAAGATCGTCACCTCAAGCAGAAGATATTAAAGTCATTATTCAGTTCTAAAGGTAATAAAGAATGTCAAGTTTACTCAGTTCAAGTGTATTTAAAGCAAGGTATCGCGACGATTTCCGTGATAGTGACAGCTATTATAGAATTCTATTTAATAGTGGTAGATCTCTACAAGCTCGTGAACTTACGCAAATGCAGACTATTATCAACGAGCAGATTAAACGGTTTGGTAATAACCAGTTTAAAGAAGGTGCTGCGGTAAACCCAACCGAAAAGATTTTGAATAATGCTTACGAGTTTGTGAAACTGAACACCACTTCTCTCACGCTTCCTTCAAACACATCAACTTTGGTTGGAACTACTTTCACTGGTTCAACTTCTACTGTAACAGCAAAAATATTAGAGGTCGTACCAGCGGAAAATGGCGATCCAGCAACATTGTATGTTGCATACACAAATTCACCTGCGGGACAAGCAGGTGCAACTGCTGTAAGATTTTCTGCAGGTGAACAAATAACAAATGGTGTGAATACTCTTGTCGTTCAGACAACTAATACTGGCACAAATCAGGCGGTTGGTAGAGGAACAAGATATTCTATCGGTGAAGGCATTTATTACACTCAAGGATTTTTTGTATTCACTGAATCGCAATCTACGATAGTTTCTAAGTACAGAGATGACCCAACGGAAGTTGTTGGATATAGAATTGTTGAAGAAACTGTTGATGTGGATGACGATCGTAATCTATATGATAACCAAGGATTGCTTCCAAACACCTCTGCTCCTGGCGCGGACAGATATAAAATTACATTGGATCTGACAACAGAAAGCAAAATACAAGCGAATCAAAACTTTATTCCTATCGTTACTTTAATTAATGGTGTTGTATTCAGAGCGGTCGATGAGAATAACTCGTTTAATGTAATCAATGATGTTATCGCAACTCGAATCCGAGAAAACTCTGGAGATTATATCGTTAAACCTTTCAGAATGTCAATAGAAACAGATTCTGAAGATACACATTTATTAGTAAACGTGAGTGATGGTATTGCTGTTGTTGATGGATATCGTTCGAATCACTATGCACCAGAACAAATCCGAATAGAAAAACCAACTAGCACCACTGTAGTACAAAATGAAGCGACTGCTATGGATTATGGTAACTATGTTTTGGTTGACAATAGTACACAAAATAATGCTGGACTGCCAAATATCGATACTTTTGAATTAATGAATTTAAGAGACGATTCATCATATGGTGGATCTACTATCGGTACTGCTAGAATTCGCGCTATATCCGAAGATACCGGAAATAAATACAAATTTTTCCTATTTGATGTCAATATGGATGCTGGAGAAAACTTCAGAAGTGTTAAAAGTATTGGCACGGGAGGAACGAACTATTTTAATCCAGAAAGAATTAATAACCAAACCCCATTATATGGTGTAAAAAATAACAGATCTTTATTTTTACTGCCTAATAGAAGACCTCAGTCTCTAGCAGATATTGTTTTAACCACCCAAAGAAGGTTTTCGCAAACTTCTACTGCTGGTGGACAAATCACTATTTCGCTGTCTGGTAGCGGAGAAACTTTTGCTAATAGCGGAGACTGGATTGTTTCATCTGCTACAGGTCAAATTGTGAACAACTTTACTTTTGGTTCAACTCCGGATGGGCAAATATCTGCAACAATTAATGGTCTGCCTAATTCTACTGCAATCGAAGTTTTAGCCTATGTAAGAAAATCTACTGGAACTGTGAGAAGTAAAACTTTGACAGAAACCACATTAACTAGAACTGTTAATGCTGATGGTGATATTGAACTAGGCAAGACAGACATATACAGTGTATCAGATATAAGATTGACGAGTGCAAGCGGTGCTGATATTTCTAAAAAATTCTTTTTGGATAATGGGCAAAGAGATAACCATTACGATTTAGGTAAACTTGTTCTCTTTCCTGGAGTCAAACCTCCTACAGGAAACGTTTATGTAAAATTTAAGTATTTTCAACACGGTGCTAATGGTGATTTTTTTGCTGTAAGTTCTTATACAGGGCAAGTCGATTATAATAAAATTTATTCGCACACATTATCTAATGGATACAATGTAAATCTTAGAGAAGTTTTAGATTTTAGATCTGTTAAAGATACTAATGGTGCATTCACCAGTAGTGTTAGTGGTGCTAGGATACACGAACTTCCTCAACAAAATGATATTGTTTCAAGTGATACCACATATTACCTTCAGAGGAAATTTACTCTATTCCTCAATAGGGAAGGTCAGATAGAACTAATCAACAGTACAGAAGATTTCGATCCAAAAAATCCTGACACTCCTGTTGGATTATTACCATTGTACAACGTTTTATTGAGACCTAATACCCTCAACGATTCTGATGTTGTTACAACAAAAATTGAACATCGCAGATATACGATGGCGGATATTACTGAACTCGATAGAAGAATTGATGAACTAGAAGAAATCACAGCATTAAATTTACTTGAAGTTGATACTAAGAATTTTCAAGTATTAGATTCAAACGGATTAGATAGAACTAAATCTGGATTTATTGTAGATAACTTTTCAACTCAATTGTTCTCTGCTACTGGTGCAATAGATTACAGAGCTTCAATTGATCCTAACATGAAAATGTTATTGCCAACATTTAATGAAGATAATATTCGTCTGGTTTATGATTCAGATGCTTCAACAAACGTGATTAGAAAAGGTGACAACGTTTATCTAAATCATGATAGTAAAGAATTCATTTCGCAAACTTCTGCGACTCAATCAACTTCTTTAAATAGGTTTGACGCTGTTATCTATAAAGGTGATATCGATATATCCCCAGCTTCTGATGAATGGAGAGAAGTAA